AGAGTCGGACCTCTCTTTCATTTGGCTTTTAGCCCCGTACGCGGGATACCTATTAGCCGTCTAGACGGTGGGATAGACCACAAAACGTTTAATTTAAATTGTGCACGATGATGATTTATACCTTCAAACATTTTAAAAGATAGATAAATGGCTCAACAGTCAACCGCACATCAGGCTAGTGTAACTAAGCCAGGTGCTAATAATGGAGGTGCCGATAGACGCGCCCTCTATTTAAAATTGTTCAGTGGCGAGATGTTCAAAGGCTTCCAGCATAATGCTATAGCTAGAGATCTCGTTATGAAGCGTACCTTGAAGAACGGCAAATCATTGCAGTTCATATACACAGGTCGCACCAAGGCGGAATTTCATACGCCGGGGAACAGTATACTAGGAAACTCAGACGGCGCACCACCAGTAGCTGAGAAGACTATTACTGTAGACGATCTACTAATCAGTTCAGCATTTTTGTATGAATTGGATGAGACACTTGCACACTACGATTTGAGATCAGAGATATCCAGAAAGATTGGATACGCTCTTGCTCAAAAGTATGACCGCCTAGTGTTCCGTTCAATCATTCGTGGAGCTAGAGCTGCATCTCCTATCACTAAATCTGGATTCGTAGAACCAGGTGGTACTCAAATCCGTGTTGGTACAAACAACCAAGCATCTGATGCTTATGTACCTACATCTTTGGTAAACGCATTCTATGATGCTGCTGCTGCAATGGATGAGAAGGGAGTAAGTACTGACGGGAGATTCGGGATTTTGAACCCTCGCCAATACTATGAGCTAATCCAACAGGTTGGTGAAAATGGTCTAGTTAACAGAGACGCACAAGGTACATCCAGACAGTCTGGTAATGGAATTGTGGAGATCGCTGGTATCAAGATCTACAAGTCAATGAACATTCCATTCTTTGGTTCTTATGGAACTAAGTATGGTTCAGCTTCAGCGACAAACCCAGGCATTACCTCTCCAGGTAACGTCGGTACATTCGTTAGTGAAGCAGTAGAAGATGCTGCTAACGACGTAACTGGAATCAACAATGAGTATGGTCAGGAAACTGAATTTGCCAACTCATGTGGCATCATCGGACAGAGAGAATCTGCTGGTGTTGTCGAAGCAATTGGTCCTCAAGTACAAGTAACTAAGGGTGACGTATCCGTGATTTATCAGGGTGACGTAATTCTTGGACGCCTAGCTTGTGGTGCTGATTACGTGAATCCAGCCGCATGTGTTGAACTTATTGCAGGTGCTGCAGTTGGTTCATCAGGTAACGCTGCATTCTAACTACAAAGGGGAGTCTATATGGCTCCCTTTTTTTTATTCATAAATATTTATACCTATGGCTTTCCCTACCACTAATGCTGCTACAGAATTACCTGCAATAAATCAAATCCTAATGGCTTGTGGTCAGGCTCCTGTCACCACTTTGGATGAAACCAACCCAGACGTTGCGATTGCTTATCAAACACTTTTAGAAGTTAGTAGAGAAGTTCAAAGTGAAGGATGGACCTTTAACAAGGAAGCACATTATGAGATGACACCAGATACTAATAATGAGATAGTTATACCAAGCAACATACTACAAATAGACCTTACGCATAACGCCTCAATAGGTGATAAGAATGCAGTAAGGAGAAACGGCAAACTATACGATAAACAAAACCACACAGACCAATGGACAGATGGAGCTGTTGAATGCGACATAGTTTGGTTCTTTGATTGGGTAGATCTACCACGTCCAATACAAGATTTTATAACAGCTAGAGCATCCACCATTACCTCTAGTCGGATAGTAGGAGATCAAGCTCAATATCAAATGCTTCAACAGAAGGAAGGATATATGAGAGCTATGGCTCTTGAGTACGAAACAAACCAAGGTGATTATTCATTCTTTGGACAACCTGATGGAGCCAACCCATACATCAGTTATCAACCATATAAAGCACTTAGCAGATAATGGCAGCTATTACACAAACAGTAGATAACTTCCTTGGTGGAGTGTCTAAATTATCAGATGATAAAAAACTACCAGGACAGGTAACAGAGTGTTTTAATGGTTATCCAGATATAACGATTGGACTAACTAAACGACCTGGTTTTAAGTTTATTGAAAAGTTAAAAGATGCTAGTGGTAATGCTTACACTGGTACTTCTTTAGATGGAGCCAAGTGGTTCTTTATTAATAGAGATAGTGATACAGAGGTCTATATAGGTTGTATAACCCCTAAGCCTACTGGTTCTTTTGGAGTTATAAATATATGGAATGCTGGTACAGGTGTTAGATGTACTGTAAATGGTGTAGAACATACAGCTACTTTAGGTATAGGTGCTTCACCTCTTACTGGTAGTAATAATGGTAATGCTGGAGTTAATAGTAACCAAACGAATGTAGCTGTAACTACTGATGGACTTGGTTCTGGTATGACTGTTAATGTCACTGCCAGTAGTGGTGTTGCAACAGCACTAACAATCCATACACATGGTACTGGATATAAGGATGGGGATAAGATAACTATCGCTAAAGATACTTGGGGTTTTGGTTCACCTCAATTAGATATAAATGCAATCATTAGTAATTACAAAGTACCTGACTACTTAACAGGTAATCGTACTAACTACGATGTAGTAACGGTGCAAGATACAACAATAATTACTAACAATTTAAAAACAGTAACAGCTGAAGCTACTCCTACAAGGCTACCATTAGTAACACGTCAAACATTTTTAATAGATACTAAACCTGTTTATAACAACAGATTAGATAAAGTAACTCATGTAGGAAGCACTGGTGTTAATAATAACTGGAAGTTTACCTACTATAAAGAAGATGGCACAACCACAGTTATTAATCAAGAAATTGATGGTGTTGATTCTCAAAGTAATCAGAACTATACCGAAGGAAGTGCTAACTGGTTGATGGCTAAGATAGGTTATGCAATCGTTTCACAACATGCTAATCAACATAACCTAGATGGATTTGCATGGTCAATAGTTAATGGTGCATTACAGGTTGATCGTGTTGGCAGTATTAGTGGACAAACTAGAAGAAAATACTTTGCACTAAAAATAGAGAATGGACCAATTAATGCAACAGTAGGTGGTCAACAAGTATTAGCTACAGGATATGATGCTAACTCTCAAATTGTCAGTCGTTACCAAGAGAATGCATTAACAGCTGCCACCTTACCAGCTTCAGCTTTTCATAATCATTATGCTTTAGTCAGTAATACAGCTACTTTAGATGAAGATGACTTCTGGGTACGATTCGTAGCTGATGATGAAGAAAGTGGAGATGGTTACTGGAAGGAAGACTTAAACCCTGAAGTAATAAAAGGTATACAAGACCATACGCTACCTCATGAGTTAGTTAATACAGCTACTAATACATTTACGTTTAGACCAGTAGCGTATACCAAACGATTAGTTGGTGATGATACAACTAATCCAATGCCTAGTTTTGTAGATAAGAAGATTGAAAAGACTTTCTATCATAACAACAGATTAGGATTTATTAGTGGAGATAGTATTGTCTTCAGTCAAGCTGGAGAACCATTTAATTTCTTTCATATAACAGCTAGAACATTATCTGATGCTGATCCGATTGACTTATTAGCACAGACAATTAGACCTACTTCACTAAAGAATATATTACCTGTACCACAGGGATTAATGTTGTTTGCTAAGAACCAACAGTTCCTTGTTCTTGGTAGTGAAGATGGTGTTATGACACCTTCATTAACTTCAATAAAACCAATATCTAATTATGAATTAAATACAGAAATAAACCCAGTTGACTCTGGATCTTATTTTAACTTCATTTCTAAAACACCTGGTAGATCTCGTGTGTTCTCAATGGTAACTGTTGATAGTAATAGAGCACCAAACGCTTTAGATATATCAACTGGTATTAGTGATTGGATACCTACAACAATAGATAATTTAATTTCAAGTGCTCAGGCACAGATGTTGATGTTATCTAGTCAGTCAAGTAAAGATGTATATGTTTTCAGAACGTTTAACAACGGAGAGAAAAGCATAATGAATGCTTGGGTGAAGTGGCAATTACCAGGAACCGTTCAGGATTTAGTATTTGATAATGATGATATATATGCAGTAACTAAACAAGGAAGTAACTATACCTTGTCTATTGCAAACCTAAGTCAAAGTCCAGAACAAGCAATCATTGTCAATAACAATGGAGAGAAGGTTAATCCATGTATGGATCTATATAAAGCAGCTAGTTCAGTCGTTTGGGATTCAGCCAATAACAGATCTAAATGCTATCTACCTTATGCAGATGAATCATCATTGACACCTATCATCGTTATAGCTGGAGATACGTCTGGAGGGACGTTTGCTGACTCTGGATTCACCATTTCACCTGCAAGAGGATCAGATGGTACTGGACCCTTTTTCAGCGTGCCTGGAAGGGATTTAACCAGTGTTGCAAGTAATGTAATAGTTGGATATAAGTATAACTTTGATGTGCATCTACCTCGTACATATGCACGTATAAATGATAAGTCAGATTACACAGCGAGATTGAATATAGCTCGTATGAAGTTTGCTGTTGGACTATCTGGAATTATGGGATTCAAGCTAAAGAGTAGAGGGAGAACTGAGTGGTATAACTTAACTCCAGTTACTGAAGCAAATAGCTACTTAGCTAACGATATTCCATTAAACGAACAATCAGTCTTTACTTTACCTATCCATCAAAGAACTGAAAACATAGAAGTGAGACTATTTAATGACTCACCATTCCCTGTATCTCTTAACTCGATGATGTGGGAAGGAAACTACTCACCGAGATTTTATAGGAGGACTTAAGATATGGCAGTATGGGCGATAGCTGCAGCTGCAGGGCTAAACTTCTTGGGTGGTGCTGCCAATAGAAGATCAGCCAAAAAACAAAAGAGAGCTGAAGAGGCTTGGCTTAAAAAGAAACATGAGGAATATGAATATCCTTCATGGATAATGCAAAGCAAAAAGCTTCATGCTGATTGGAAGCATAAGCAAGCTGGTATAGAAATTGCTAGGGAGAATGAGGATTTATTACATGGTTATAAAACTCAGAATGCACAGAATCAATTCAACCAAGCTCTAGCAATACACCAGTTTCAACAAGATAAATTAGATGCACAATATGATAAGTCTGAAGAATTATTTAATAAGTCTTTAGGCTTAAATGAAAGATCAGCTGATGCAGCTAAATCTGATATAGACAGGAAGTGGCAAGAGACAGTACAAGAATTTACATATGAAGATGAGAATCTAATTATTCAAAATGTGCTAGAGGCTGGACAACAGCGAGCAAGAGGTCGAGCTGGTGTGACTGCACAGAAGACACAACAAGCACGTCTAATGGAATTAGGTACAGATCAAGCTATAAACCTACAATCTTTAATGAGTGCTGGTTTACAGAAAGATGCTGATCTAAGAGATATTCAATATCAGAAAGATGCTGCAGATATGCAAGCTGACGCTAGAAGAATGCTTAAGCCAACTAGAGCACCTGGTCCAGTTAAACCATTAATTGCACCTAAAGGTATATTCCAAGATCTCAGAACATTAGAAGACTTTGACTACGGTATGGCTCCATTACGAGGAGTAGCTCAAACTCAAGTACCAAGTTGGGGAAGTGTATTAGCTAATGCAGCTGGTGCAGGTCTACAAGCATACGCAACGTATTCACCTGGTCAGAGTGCGTTTAATGCTCCTAGTTCAGGTGGTCACTCTGCTATGGATTATTACTCTGGCGGTGGTTCAAACCCATGGGGTTCAATGACAGAAACTGTTATTGGTGGCTAATTAATTACTAAATACAAACATGTCAAAACAAAGAGCCAAGTTCCGTGGGTACGCCCAAGGTAAAGGTTATCAGAATTTTGATCCAGGCTATCAAGGGCTGTCACGGCAGCAAGAAAGAGATAATCGTGAGATTTCTGATCTAAAAGAAAACTTACGAGACGTCAAAGCTAGGGATGAAAAAAATGAAACCGCAACAGATAGAGCTAATAGAATCACTGCTCAAAGTCGTAATGAGGCATATAGTTTTGTAGAGGATAAAACTTATGCAATTAAGAAAGAATCTCTAGAAACAAACAAACGACAAGAAGAGCAAAACTGGGTAGCAGAAAACGCAAAGATAGAACAAGAACATAAGAACCTTATGAGTCTTGTTGACTTCAGTGAGACGCTTGTTAACAGTGCAATCACAGTTAAGAATAAGAACTGGGATGCTACAGCTGAGGCAGCTTATAACTACTACATGAATAATGGTGGTCTACCAATAGATCGCCTACAAGCAACAGATGTAAGAGAAGATGATCAGTTTCAGGTAGGTGAATTAATCAACCAAGAAGCTGATAACTTAGCCGCAAATGGTGGAAGTCCTAAAGCAGTTAACTGGATTAGACATAAGAACAGTGCAGCTGAATATGGAAGGATGAAGGCATTAGCTGTTCAAGCTGGTAATCAATTTGGAGATTATGCTGCTTCAGAGATTATGAAGTCAGGTTTAACTGATCCAAATCAAATTAAAGCTAAGTTAAATGAAATCCAGATTAACTACTTGAAGGCAAATGGGTTGTATGACCCAGAGAAGCAAATGGCTATCAGTGCAGACTTTTTAGGTCCGACACTGGGAGCTATGGCTAAGTCTAGAAATGCTATTGTTAGTAAGTATGAAGGGTTAAAGCTTCAAACTGACTCACAGAAATTCACACAGAATTTTAAAGAAGCATTCTATGTACATAAAAATACAGAGTCACTAAATAATTACTTTAAATATAAATCAGTTGAGTACGGTCCGAATGGAAAGATGTTTGGACGTAACCCACGTGCAGTCTTAAACGAATTGTTAGGTGATGTATCTCTAATCTCCCATACAGAATTTGATAATATAGTAGCTGGTCCAACTAGCGATGGTATTCCATGGGAGACAAGGTTTAAAGGTATCATTGATGAGTTAAGAGAGAAGAGAATAGATGATGAAACTGAGGATTACAGAAGAGAGAAAAACAAACGCACAGTAGGGAACGCTAAACTCGTAGATGATACAGTTAAACACTTCCTAACTAAAGATGATTTTTCAGATGAAGAGCTAGATCAGGCTGTAAGTCAACTTAAATTATCAGGAGCTGATACTTCTAAATTACAAGCACTACAAGATCACAGCATAGAGGATAGACGTAATCAATTCTGGGAAGATCATTTTGAAGACTTAGAGAAAAAAGGTATTCTGAGAACTTCAGATGTCATGAGACAAGATGTTCCTCGTGATGTTAGGAAAACGTTCTTACCTATTGCTAAACAGTTTGATGAATATAGAAAGGCTACAGGTACGAGTGATGAAGATCTTAAAAAGACATTTAATGCTGCACTAAGAGAAAGAATTAAAGCTGGTAGTTTAACGTCTACAGCTCACTATAGTTTAGGACTAGCAGAAAGTAGAGCTGTTCAGTTATACAACGAAAAGCTTGTTCATTACTCAAAGAATAGTGATCCAAAAGCTCACGAAAACGCATTGAATTTTGTATTAACGCAGATTCAAGACAAGAAGGGACAATTTCATGTAACTGAAGTTGATATGATAGATAGCTTGTTTGGTGATAAAGCTTTCTTCTCTCACTTTACTCCAGGTGATCATAAGTTTGCACCACAAGTTGCTAACCCTCTTGACTTTGATAAGACGTTAGAACAGCTTCAAACAAACCCTGATCTGATTAATAAGAAACCACTATTCGATATAGAGGTATTACAACAACAAGCAGAGAATATAAGACGTGGACAACCTATCACTATACCTCCACTTCTGTATGAATTATCTAATGCTAATCCAGAAAGATATGGTTCAGCTTTAGATATGTTGCAAGGTCAGTTTAAGGCAGCAAAGATAGATGTAGATGTTGGTAAAGATTTCCGAGTTGAGTGGGCTGGTCAAACGACCGATCCAGCTACTAAGAAATTCTTACAAAAGATCCAAACGAAACAAGAGGCAATACTTGGCTACAAGATCTTGACTGGTGGTACTAGAGATATGAATTTCATGGACCCAAAAGTTAAATCATGGATGGCAGGTACAACTAAAGATGGAGAAGCACAGCCTGGTACTGCTGAATACAACCTTAATCTGATGATTGAAGCATCAGGTGATGTATTAAATGTCGAAACTGTGTCTCTAAACGATGGTGTTATAACTGCTAATACAGCTGAATCTCTTGCCTTCTTAAACGATAACTACATGGATTACGGTTTAGATCGTTATTACGGACGTGAACATGATGGCTTTGGAGGCTTTTACTATGAATACGCTGGAGATGAACCAATATGAACCCTGAAGATTTACAAGAACATCAAGACCTTATACAAAGGCTTAGAGATGAAAGAGCTGATCAAGAACTAAAAACACTACAACAGGGTTATACATACAATCCATCTAGCTCTTATGCACCATTAGTAGGTGAAGAGATGCCTGAAAGTGTTGATAGAGATCAACAGTTAATTGAAAGAGCAGCACAGATAAAAGAAGGTCCACAAGTTGAAGTACCAGAAGCAGCTCCTATACCTACTGAGGATGGCTTTCATACAAGTATTGATGGACAAAAATACACAAGAAGTGATGAAGAATATGCCAAGATGCCTTTCATGGAGAGCTTTGCGGCACGCTTCAGAGAACAACAACCTGGATGGAGTAACCCAGAATATTACCCTGCAGCTGCTGGTTTAGGAATACTTGATATTCCATTTGATATAGCAGGTGCTTTAGGTTTTGAAGCCTTAGATGATGCTTGGGATAGAGCCACCAAACTAGAGAATGCCTCTGGTCAAAAGGTAAGGAACTTTGTCAACATTGTTTATCCAAACATGGTTGCAGCTGGTGGTGTGGCTAAGGCTACTCAGGCTGCAAAGCTTACAGGCATAACAAAAGCTGTTGCTAATGTAGGTGGTAATGCACTTGCTGCTACAGCTATTGCTGGAGTTAGTGACTATGCAGAAACAGCAGATAACACAGCTAGAGCTTTAGCTGATACTTTCCCAGAGACTTTTGGTGCTCAAGGTAGGTATCCAATACCTGCAGACTGGAAGACCCTAGATGGTGATTCTCCAGAGGTAAGAAGACAAAAGAACATGTTGGATGAAACTGTTCTTAGTGGTGTAGGAGACATTCTTGGTTATGTGATTAATGCAGGTAAACCAGTACTAAGTTGGTTTAAACCTAAAGGAGCTACAGCTACTGCTTTTAAAAATAAGCAGGTCATGAAGAATGCTGATCCTGAAAGCATTATGAAAATAGCTGAGTTAGATGAAGCTATTGCATCCAAGACTTTACCTAAAAGAGATCTCAGTCTACTTAAGAAGACAAGAGATAAGTTATACGAACAAATACAAAAGTTTAACAAAACAGACGTAACCCAGAACGCTGCTGATTCATCCCTTAAGCGTGCTCAGAAGTCACGTCAGATTCAAACAAATAACGAAGCTATACGAAAGCTTGAAGCAGATCCAACCTCAACTAACTATGACCCAGACATAACACCTGGATTATCAACTGCTAAACAAGCTTCTAAAGCATCCATACCACCTGGAAGCATACAAAAGAATGCAGCTGATGTAGCAGCTATAGATGGAAAAGGATTAACCACTGGTACTCCTAACCCTATGTACACCAAGACAATGGAACAGAAAGGTTTAGTGCTTGGTAAGTCTAGAAATATGGTTAGAGGTATAGAGGCGTTAAAGAAAATGGCTGGTGATTACGATGCCATCATTGATGGGTTCCGTATCACAAGTCAAGATATGAGTGATGCAGCTTGGAAGGTATATAAGGAAATACTACGTCCAGGTTCTACTGATGATCTAAAGAAAGTATTTGCAGATAATAGAGCTATTCAACAAGTATTAGATGAGAAGGGAAACTTTAAAGATGTCTCATATCTCAACGAAATACAAGCTCAAGCATCTGCAGTAGCCTTAGCTGATTTAGTTGATCTTTATTTAGGTAGAGAAATAACTGAATCTTCAGCTAGATTAATGACTACTTTAGGTAAAGAGATAGCTGATAAATCTGGTGTACCTAGAACCTTTAAGAATCTTGCTAGTGATGATGTTCTAATTGAACAAGTACTAGATAAGATGGAAATACTCATGTCTGAGTATGGGGTTAATAAGTACATCTCAGGTTGGCAGTTAAACAATAAGAAGTGGTGGGAAGTCTGGAAGAAGTCAGCTGACCCTGATGAGTTAGTAGATCTAACACTAAAGGAATTCACTGAAGTACAAAATGCTAAGCATGCTGAGTTTAAACAATTCAGACAGAACCTAGCTGCTATCAGAGAAACTAATCCTGAAGCTATGCGTCCATTACTAGATGCGTTTGCTTACTCAGGAGGTAAGGTAGATGACTTACAAAAGCTATATGCTTTTGCAAATGATCAAGTAAGTATTGGTGGTCTTATAAAGAGTCCTGACCATAAACGAATGAATGCCTTTGCAAGAGGTGCTTGGTCAGTTAACTATAACAATATTCTATCTGGTTTATCAGGTTTAAGAGCAGCTGTAGGTAACGGCTCCATGCTGATAATGAAGCCTATGACAACAATGCTAAGTCATGGACTAGAAGCTGTTGTTAAAGGGGATATGGAGCCAATCGAAAGGGCTATGTATTACCACAGTTCCATGTTTGAAACTGCACAGAGATCTTTAGGTGATGCCTTAAACAGGATGAAGAAAGTCCATAGTGATTCTGACTTTATGGCAAGTGTCATTAGGAAAGACTTCCTTGTAGAGGAAGATAAAGTATGGAACATCTTAGATGATGCAGCTGAATTAGCTGAAGCAAATGAAGATAATCTTGGTTATCTATGGCAATACAAATGGGCTAAGAAGAGTAAAGAAGTATCTCAAATGAAGTGGATGCGTACAGGCACAACATTTATGTCTGGAGTAGACGCTGCAACAGATACCTTTATGGCTACTATGAACTCAAGGGTAGCTGCCTACGATGAAGTATTTGGTAAGTATGGTAAGACTTTAGACCCTAAGAAGTTTGAAGAGTACTTAGCTATAGCTGAGAAGAAGAACTATGCAAACATGTTTGATAAGAATGGTGTCTTAACAGATAAAGCTGCTAAAGCTGCATCTGGTGAGATTGCTTTGAACCTAGACGATGGTGCATCTGATTGGATTAACACAGCTACTACTGCTGTACCAGCTTTAAAGAACTTCTTTATGTTTCCTAGAACAGGTATAAACATGGCAAAACTTGCTATGTCATATACACCTCTAGCCGCAATACCAGGACTTAATAAATACTCTAAAATCCTCTATGCAGGGGATGACATGGTGAAAATTAAAGCAGCTTTAAAGGAGCACGGTATTAAAGACTTTGATAAAACCCCTAATGCAATGGCTATCTATAAGAACTTGCAAAAGGAATATCAAGGTAGGTTAATGCTTAGTTCTACTACAGCTACACTTGGGTTTACCTATGCCATGAATGGTGGTATACGAGGTAATGGTCCTGTTAGTGGTTCAGATAGACGTAAGTTACAAGATATGGGTTGGAAGCCTAAGACAATAAAGATTGGTAATAACTGGGTTAGCTATGAAGGTATCCCAATGTTAGATACCATCCTTACTGTTATGGGTGATGCAGCTTATTATCATAATGATCTTGGGTCATCTATGACTCAAAGTATTGTTGATAAATTAGCTTGGACTATATGTGCAACATACGTCAACAACACACCTCTTTATGGTATGGAGCCGCTACAAAAGGCTTTTGCTGGTGATGAATCTGCTTGGCAACGTATAACAGCAAACATGATCAGAGGTGCTATACCTATGTCTGGTGCTTTAGGAGTTGTAAGTAATGCCATAACCTCATCTCAAAAAGATATCTATAAAGATATGATGGGGTATGTCTTTAACAGAGTACCTATTGCTTCAAGCTTCTTACCTGAGCGTATTGATTATTGGACAGGTGGAGAGATTAATGAAATTGATAACCCATTACTAAGAACACTTAATGCTTTAAGTCCTATTAAAGTCAGTCAGGGTGAGGAACCTTGGAGGAAGTGGTTATTAGATATTGGATTTAATGGAATTAGTATTCTTTCTAAAACCTATAATGGTGATAGAGAATATACTGCTGAAGAAAGAGAAATCATTGGTCGTCTAATTGGTGAACAACAGCTATATAGACAAGTCCAAAGAGTCATGAAATCTGGCAGGTATAACAAAGAGATTGAACAGCTTAAACTCTATCGTAGAGGTAAAACCTATGATGAAGTTAGACAGTATGCTCAACGACTACCAGTACATCAACATCTAAATAAGATTATTAAGTCTGCTCAACAACGTGCAGAGTTTACACTACAGAATAGTGATGAATTTAAGCATATTGGATTTGATATTAGAGGTAGGCAGATAACTAAGAAACTAATGGAGAGAGGTTTAGTTGATAGAGCAGCTAATCAATCCAAACAAAACGAAATACAGAGACTCTTAGACATAAACAAATAACGCACACATTCAATGGCCACAACTGAAAATACATTTACAGGTAATGGCTCCACCACCAATTACTCATTTACATTCCCATATATTAAGACCACTGATGTTAAAGCTAGCATCAATGGCACGGATACAACTGCATTTACATTAGCTAATGCAACAACCGTACAATTTAATACTGCGCCAGCAAATAGTGCTGCAATAAGAATCTATCGTACAACTGATGACTCAGCATTACCTGCCACCTTTTATGCAGGGTCATCAATTAAATCATCAGACTTAAACGATAACTTCTTACAAAACTTATATTCCAACCAAGAAACAAACAATAATGTTTGGTCTTCAGGTACAAAGACTATTGATAGTTCAGAGACTTGGGCTGGTAATAATACAAAGATAGCTACTACAGGAGCCATTGATGGTCGTGTAGATGCAAAGATTGATACAGCTTTAACCACTGATGTAGTCGGTGGTCAAAGTATAACCATTACAGATAACTCACCTGGGTCAGGTCAGATCACAGCCAGTGTCACAGCTGGTAGTATTAGAGAAACAGAACTAGCTGCAGATGCAGTTGATGGTACTAAGATAGCTGATGACTCTATCAATTCTGAACATATTGTAGACGGTAGTATTGACACAGCACATATAGCTGATGCTCAAGTAACTACAGCTAAGATAGCTGATGATGCAATTACAAATGCAAAGATAGCTGCTAATGCTGTAAGTACAAATGAAATTAATAATGCTTCTATAGCTACGAGTCATTTCTCTGCTGGATGTGTAACAAATGCTGTTTTAGGTGCAGATTCTGTAACTACAGCTAAGATAGCTGACTCTAGTGTTACAACTTCTAAAATCGCAGCTTCTGCAGTAGGTACAAGTAGATTAAATAATGGTGCTGTAACAACTGATAAACTGGCATCTGATGCAGTTGATAGTTCAAAGTTAGCAGACAATTCTGTTAATTCAGAACACTATGTTGATGGATCTATTGATACAGCTCA